GTTTAATTTTCAGTTTGACCAATTTGTCAGTGGTGATTATTCAGCGGCTACAGATAATCTAGATGGAGGATACTCCAGATTAGCTTTAGCTCCATTCTTAAAAGTCAAAGAACCTCGTTCTGATGATGGTGAAGAATGGGCCACAACTGAGCTTCTAAAATCCTATATGGATTGTGTAAGAAAAGTATTGGATAACCATACTTTAGTATATAAAATTAGGAAAAAGGAAGATCGTGAGTATTTTATTAAAACACTTAATGATCAAGGAATTCCTACAGAACTCGGTATTAAGAGTTCTGTTTACGTTGAACAACGCACAGGTCAGTTAATGGGTTCTCCATTATCTTTCCCCCCACTTTGTTTTATTAATTTAATATGTTATTGGATTGCTCTAGAAGAGTATTCCGGTTTTCGAATTAAATTAAGGGACCTTCCTGTTCGCATAAATGGAGATGATATAGCTTTTAGGGCTAATTTTCGTTTTTATGCAATTTGGAAAGAGTGTGTTAAACGAGTTTCCTTTGTGCTTTCTTTAGGAAAGAATTATATACATAAAGATTTAGTTACAATAAATTCAGTACTATACCGTTTTGTTTCTCGTGATCATTTCTATATTTCCTACATACCCCCTTCTTGGGGTGATGATAAACAACTTTTTCAAGTATCTTTCCAAAAGTTAGATTATTTGAATCCTGGTTTATTAACTGCACAGTCTAAATCTATTCTCAGGAAGAATACTCGTATTCTTCCTTTAGGAGATTTATATAAGATTGTTATTGACGGTGCTTTAAATAAGGTCAGGACTCATGAAAGGTTTATTCATTATAATAAGTTTAATATAGAAAAGATGACCAATAGAGGGTTATTTAATCTCTTTATCCCTGTTTACCTTGGTGGGTGTGGTTTTTACTTACATCCCGAGATTGAACCTACCATACATTTCACTAATTTTCAATTAAGGTTTGCAACCTTTTTTCTTCATCATTTCAATGCAGAGCTTTCTGTTGGTATTTATCCAAAGAAATTTATGTTTGCAATGATTGAAGAAAGAGATCCTTTATCTCTTGAAAATTCTGTGATTTTGTATCATGGTCAGAAGGTTTTATCTTTATCGAACTCTATAGCTCCCTTCAAAAAAGGCTTTTCTATATTTTACGGTTATGATAAGTTCACAATGCTTGCATTGTCCCACGAAAATTCCAGTGAGACTCGCGAACTTAAATATAGATTACCCTCTAAGTCCTTAATGAAAGATTTTAACAAGGCAATGGAGGATTATGAGAAAGATCCAAGTGTTTCTTTTTTCATGACAGAATTGATGAATCGTAATGACCTACTGTCTTTTCCTTTAACTCCTCAAATTTTGGAGTTTAAAGATGAAAACTTTTATATTCCTTATATACCCGAAGAGTCGATTGT